AGTATTCTGCCATGTCCATAGCAAAAGCAGTTAGCACAAAGTTTTGTCTTTTATAACCTTTTGCAATGAGCCACGAGTTGCCTTCGTCTACCACGTCTTCTATTCCAACTTTTCTATTCTTAATCATGAAGTCTATTAAATAAGTTACTAACCCCTCTGCCTCATTTAATATAAAGTTTCTTAATCCACCTTTTATCATAGGAAGAAGGTAACCCTTGACATCGCAAAACTTATCTTGAGGAAGTGAACGCATCCAATCTTGGTAATCTGTAAAACCATTTTTCAGTTGATCTACAACCCAGAAATTGCCAAAACCATGAGTTCCAAAAGGAGTTGCACCGGCTTGCTTAGGCTTGTAATTTATTCCAGATCCGCATAGTCTAAATAAGTAGCACAGTTTCATGAAGTCGTCTTCGTAAAACCTACCATCTATAGCTTTAAAATAAACACCATTTCCTTTTGGATCTTTTTCGTTTAGCTTTACCGCTTCAAGTAGAGAGCTAAAGGCTGCAAATCTTCTGTTCACGACATCATAGATAGGTACATTCCAAACTAGATCATCGTTTACATCTTCTTTTGTCCACGATCCTCCTTCGAACTTTAGTTCTTGCATCATGTTTGCTTTCTTATAATAGCTTAAGAATTCCTGTATCATTTTTTTCTTTAGTTAATTGGTTAATGTATTTGTAAGAGCTAGGTCTTATGTGAACAGATTGCTTAGCCTCCATGTCATCAAAAGACAGTCCATTTTCGTAATCAAATTGCCAAGAGATAACATCTAAATTTAATTTAATTGCTATCCTGTCAATAAGGCTATTGAAATAGTTCACATAGCTAATTCTTTCTTCTTTACTGCCAAAGAAATTTTCACCTTTATACTTTCCAGTTCCAGGTATTTTTCTACTCTCATCCTCACAAGGTATAAGATGCACCAAAGTTACTTTTATTCCTTTCTCTGTCAACTTACTTACTTGGTTGAATAGATCTATTGACATTTTTTTTATTGCCTCTTCTCCACCATGGTTATGAGTATGAAATCTTATGTCAATATTGCCAGCGTAAAACACTAAATCTGTAGTATCTTCTTTTATAAATTTTTCTATTCCTATTTTTAGAAATCCATGTAAAGTTTTACCATCATTTCTGCTTATGCTATAGCCAGGTTTAAACACTGAAAGAGAATGGCTGTCACCTAATACTAACTTGCTGTTTACTTTAGATAAATCTATTACCTCAGGTACAGGAAAAGAAAGATCTAAATGCCTTAACTCTTTTCTTTTAGTCAATAAAGCGTTGTAGTCTACTTTAGAATTTACAGAATACGTTATGCCTTTGTAGCTAGATAATTTAACTAAAGATTCAATCTGTTTCTCTTGAACTCCTCCAAAGAAATTAAAAGATCCTTCTTTGTAATTAACTCCTTCGTTTATAACTAAGATGTCGTATCCACTATAATCGCATTTGTTGTCTAGTACCTCTACTTCTGTTCCAAATTTAGTTTCTAATACTGACTTACAAACCAAAGTCCATCCAGCATTATGCGAACTTAACCTAGTGCTTAGGTTAGTTACTATTCCTATCATTCCTATTTCCATTTCTTATTTGATATGTAGTTGTTTAAGGAACCTAAATAAGCCACGGCATCTAATAGATTATCTTCTTTATGTGTGTAAGACTGTCTTGAAAGTTTAAGCGCTACCATCGCGCTATACATAAGCTCAGCGTTAACTTTATAACCTACCATGCCAGATAATATAAGAGCTGCTCTTTCCATTCCTTCTTCAAATGGTCCATACATTCTCTCTTTTTCTTCTGATCTTACGTTTACTATTTCATTTGCTTTCTCTAGTATATTCATTTTGTTAACCTTTAAGTTTAATTTTTTTATTCTTTTTTATACTTACGAGTTCAAGCATTGAAATGAACCCAATTAAAAACGTGATACTTGCGTACACTGGTTGGTCTACAAGTGAAACCATAAAACCTAAAGGCATCATCATAGTGCCTACTTTTAGTATTTCCTTTTTCATTTTATTAAATAATAACAATTAGAAGTTGCTAAAAAATTATTCCAGTCAGCGTCGGTGTTATTCTCCAGCTCCTCGAAAGTAGCTTTTGAAAATTGCGAGGTGCGATACTTGCTATCCTTTACTCTTATAGTGAAGGTGCGGTCTTTTTGGTTTGCTTTTACGTTCATAATTTTATTTTTTAAATGTTAAAACAATATTGAGCAGTATCTAAATTAGTAGTAAACGACTGGCTATCTTTACATACAATGACCGACTCGCCTCTAAATAAAATATTTACCTCCATACCTATTGTTATTTTTAATCCGTTAGGTGCTTTTAAGTTTTGTTTTGCAGTTGTTATCATGTTGTTATTTCGTTATTGTAATGCAAAGATACACATTAAACTATATCCAAAACTAGGCACAGCTTATTTATAATGATTTTAGATAACTAGTCAAGCGTCTCATGCTCATTCATCAAGTCGATTATATTAGAATAATCTCTTTGAATCTGCTTATCGAAACCAAGGAATGTTTGTATAGTTTGTCTGCCATGAAGCACACTAGTGTGGTGTCTGCCACTTAAGTATACGCCTATCTCTTTAAGGCTACTGTTAGGGATGTACTGCTTTACCAGGTAGCAGAACATGTGCCTTGGAGTAACTAAGGATCTAAATCTTAGCTTTCCACGTATCTTCTCTGGTTCACTTTGGTAGTACGAAGATACTATGCTCATTATCATTTCAAATGTCAAAGAGTGTCCATTTGCAATCTGCATATATTGATTATTCTTGCTCTCTAAACTGTGTTTAGTTCTTAACTGAAGTATTCTTTCGTCTTTATAACCTTGTTTTTTTAAAAAACCTTCTAACTCATTTATGTATGTGCCCATTGACGTCAGCAGTTGACCATGCTTATCAAGTTCTTTTTTAGTCTCTCTTAAATTCATATGTATTCTTTGTGTCTGTTTATTTCTTTGTCTATCGAGAAGTAATTAATTAAGTACTCTTCTGATGTTGGTATGTATGTGTTTAATTCTTTTGCCGCCTTTGTTCTTATGTACTCTATGAACTTTGTCATGATAAGGCTATCGAGGTCTGCGCTGCTTATAAGGTATTTTTTATTGTTCTTTGTGTATATTAATCCGTATTCTCTTTTTAGGTCTGTCTTTGCTTCTTCTACTGTAGATCCATACGCAATTGCATAGAGAGTTACTACTACATAAAAGTATTTATTTTGTGATAGAGATCTTCTTTTCTTTATCTCTTTTAATTCAATTTTTTTATTAGATAATAGCAACGCTTCAAATTTAATCTTGGCCTTGCTTATGTCATCTTTGTTAGATAGATCAAATGTCATTTGTGACGCTTATCGAATTTATAGTTTCTTAGTTCTCTACTTGCTTTGCTGTAGTCGCTTACTAACTTTTTAAAATTCTCATCGCCTTTGAATAACTCATCGTCATCTGGCTCTGCTTTTAGTACCTCAAAAAGTGCTCTAATCTCTTGAGGTACTTTAGCAAAACTTCCTTCTGTTATTTTAAGGAAGAGGTTGTTCATTAAAATGGTATGTCTTCAGATTCGTCAACAGGAATCTCGTTTGGTTTAGACATAGCTTTGAATTCGTCACTTGATACTACTCTTTCTTTGATAAAACTAGGTAAAGAATCAAATAGTTCATTGTTGAAGTTGTCAAAAGAAAGAACTTGGTTCTTGTTAATTTGATTAGGACACTCCATTCCCTTTGGTAGTAAGTTCACGCCAGTTATATTTGCATAAGTGTTTCCATTTTTTGCAACATTGTGACTGATTGAAATTAAACACGGCTTTCCTATTAGCGCAGTGACGTCAAATGCTAAAGCTTCTTGCTCTGTGAATTGTTTACCACGCCATGACTGTAGAAACTGTCTTAAAGCTGATTTCTCATGCATAGACAAAGTGAACTCTCTACTTATAACAAGAGGTTGTTCTCCATTTTCTTCTTTAAAGATCTTTAATTCTGTTGGTAGTTCCCAAGTTATTCTAACTTTGCTTACTCTTTTTAATTCTCCTTGGATTGTTTCTTCGTTTGTTCCTAATTGGATCATTGAATAACATCTTGCTGCATAACTTCCAGCTGGGATTGGTTCGCGTCTAGACGACGCTCCTGTACTTGTTGCGATAATTGCCATTGTTTAATTTTTAATTTGTTTATGAATTTCTAAATATTGAAATAATAAATCTCCGATTAAATCCCTTGTAATTTCTGAATCAGAACTTTCTAAAGCTAATTGAATTTTGTCTGTTTCGTTTTTAAGGGATTTTAATAATAAGTACTTTTGAAATTTACTTAGTTTAATTTTTAATTTTTTTGTTTTTACTTTTGCCATAATTTAATTTTTAATTGTTTTTTGTATTTCTGAATATTCGTGTTTAAACATACTTATGATTTGTTCTCTTGTCTCTTGGTTCATTCTTACCATCCTACCTAACAGAGCATTGTTAACTGTCTGTTGATGGATACCTAATTGTTCTGCTATTCTCTTCTGAATGCCTCTAAATGGTTTCTTTCGTGTTATTTCTAATATATCGTTCATCTTGTATAATTTACTTTTCTTTTACCTCCATCTCTTAGGTAATATACAATATTTCCTGCGTTACAGTAATCATAAAATTCAAGCTCACGTCTAACTGAGCAATGACCGTAACTACTAAATGGATTGAAGTCGTCATCCTCTTCAAAGTTCAACTCGTTATCTACTGCCCAATCTATAAAGTCTCCTATTGGAATCCTTATGTCTAATAGTGTTCTCATATCGTGGTTGTCTTCGAGGCAGCAAATCAAATATTGATCGTGATCTTGGTACTTGCTAAATGTGGTGAGGATATTATCACCATCTACGTGTGGAATAGTTTCTGCAATAAGAAAGCAGTTAAGTAATGACAAATCACGCGAACGATTAAAGTCATTTTCGAGGTTGTGTAGTTCGTGGTTCATGGTGTTAAAAATTATTAATGTCAATTACATCATAAGTAATACCTTTTATTCTATTTAATCTTTCTTGGACAATACTTTCGGGATATTGAGAAACTAAAAGTATGTAATTTCCATTATTGTCTAATTCACCGCTTGAATCTAATTCATAAGCACCTTCACAAAAACCTAATGAATCTTTATTAAATGCAGTAAATACTTTTTTATATTGACCAAAAAAAGTCTTTTTATTAAAGTCTGTTAGAATTATTTTAGTGATTGATAATTTCATGTTGTTATTTCGTTATTGTAATGCAAAGATACACATTAAACTATATCCAAAACTAACTTGGTCTTATTTGTAATCATTTAAAATAATAAGATAGGTCTTTCTGGTAGATTCCAAGATACTCATTCAGTCGGTTACGTTCTGTAACCCTTTCTTCTGGTGATCTAAGAACTTTGTCAACCGTTTTGATGTAATCGTTTAACCTTTGATTCAAATCTTTCAAATCATTTACGTTCAATTTAATTAAAGGGTGTGCAGGCAATGATTCAATCCAGTTTAAATAATCAATCCCAAATGTATCAATTAAGCCTTCACGGTATCTTTTATCGTCACCACCTTTGTAAGAGTTGGAATGCCTGCTTTGTTGAAATATGTTGTGTGCATGGAATGCCAGCGTAGGGTGTGCTAATCTACCATAGTAATGGCCCGCATCATTAATGGCTGAATGCTTGCCTGATGCAATGCACTTTTGACCATAATCAATTAACCTTATTATCTTATTGATCTTAACCTGCACATCTTTCTGCCAGTCTGAGCGTGTTTTAAGCAGTTCTTTATTCTTTGTCTTTAATTCTGTCTTGATTTTGCGAATATTTGTGACATGTTTAATTGCGTGCTTGTATAACTGTTCTTTGCCTTCTGGTGTTGTTTTAAGCCAACTATCATAACATATTGAACATAGTCCATAGGTACGTACTAATACAAGCCCACCGCATCCATCAAAGTTGATTGCTTTGTTTTGGCCTTTACATTTCTTTTCTTTTAATCTCATCTAATTACATAAATAATAAAGCCCTCAAACACCACCGCCACAATGGCCCATGATAACACCTTTCTTGTTCGTTTTAATTTCATCATTTTATCACGTGTATCAGCAGCAGAATTTTTTAACATTTGTGTTTTAAGGTCAAGACTTTTTTTGTACTGAATACTAATTTGTTTTTGATCTTGCAGTTCGTACAGTTCTAAGATACGAAGTGAATCACAAAGTTGTAGTTCACGATACAAAGTATTTAAACGTATGTTGTCGGCCTTGTATAGTTCAACCGGTGTATGAATGCTATCTTGAATACAGATAGAAGTCAATGGTGTCTCTGAGGTTTGCGCGAATGATAATTTGCCCATTGTCAGGAGTGCGGCTAATAATACTTGTTTCATATTGGATTTTGGTTTTAAGTTTAGTTATGGTTTTAATTTTAGTTATTTGAATCGTGTCAATTCGTAATTGTATAGAATCTATTTGTTCAATTGGATCGGGTGGTGCAGGTTTGCCGCATTGCTTAATATTGACTATTAACACCATCAGCAAAAGCGCAACGATAAAGCCAACAAGTAGTAAATTATCTTTAATCATTTTGCAAATTTAACTATATTAATAGAGGTATTTTAAATGTACACTATTTTAAATGATTATAAATAAGAAGGATTGTGATTTGAATATAGTTTGCGTATTACTTTTGCATTACAATAACGAAATAAAAACAATGAAATTAACACTTAACAAAAAATACGCTGGATCATATTACAACAGACAAGGTGACGTTTTAATTGAAGTAACTCAAAACGATTTTAACAAAAATTTATGGCATGGTACTATATCTAAAAAAGAAAATGACGCACAAGATGCAATGGGCAATTATATAGAAATGTTTGATCTTGTTGACGGATTTGAAGAGGTTATAAGAGAAACAAAAAATGATGTATGTAACGCACTTGTAAATTGGTTGCAAAACAATGAATTATGAAACAAACAATCTTATCAATATCACTTTTGGCCTTTATATCAACTCAATCAATGTGGTACGATAAGCTAACTCATAAGCCAATAACAGAACCTATTCCAATAGATACACTTTTAAACGCCGTGATGGCAGTTGAATCTAATTTTGATACACTTGCCTACAATTCCAAAGAAAATGCCGCAGGCGTGCTACAAATACGCCCTATAATGGTGCGTGAGGTTAATAGATTACTTGGTGAAGACAAATACACGTTAAAAGATCGTTGGAGTAAAACAAAAAGCATTGAAATGTTCAACGTGATACGATCACATCTCAAAGGTGCAACCGATGAAGAGATTGCCAGAACTTGGAACGGTGGTTACAATGGAAAAAATAATCCAAAAACGCTGCAATACTGGAAAAAAGTCAAACAATATACCTTAAACAATATAAAATAATGGAAAAATGACAATCACAATTAAATATTTTGGAATTACGTATTCCATCGAAACAAAAGAAGAAAATTTAGACGCAACGGAAATTCTTGAAACATTCACTAATTTAATGAAGTGCATTGGATTTCAACAAAGTTCTATTGATGGTGCAATTATGGGATTAAATGAGCAGATAGATTTATGAAACCAGCCATTGAACTATACATCAGCACTGTAAGATTACTTACTATCATTGACCAAGTTGATATGCCCAACAACGGCTTTAAAAAGGCCATAAGAAGCATTGAGGACTGGGCCGCAAAACAAAGCTACATCCTTGAAGATATGGATTCGGAAGCGCACGAAAGAATCATTCACAACTTCAATGTCATAATGGATAGTATTGATCATGATGTGTTGAATACACCAATAGGTGAATTAACGATTGAAGCATTTACAACTGATTAAGTTATATTTGTAGAGCGAAACAAAAAAAAATAATGGGTACTATAAAAAAATTAACTAAAACTTTTAACCACAACGGGCGGTTTTCATTTACCCATAATGTTTCGCAACTCCGCCTGTTTGGTTATTTATTTTAAAAAAAAAGCGAAAGAAAATGGCGAAAGAATTACCGTATTTTAAATTTGAGACATCAGAGTGGGACAATGGAACCATACAGATGTGCAGTAAAGAATCTAAGGGTCTATTTATAGATCTATGTTCAATGTATTGGGCAAGACTAGGAGAAGTTAAAAGTAAGCTTGCAGTGCAAAAGCTATGCAATGGCGATGCAAATGCATTGCAAGAGCTTATAGAAGAAGAGATTATTGAAATAATAGATGACAAAATAGCTATACATTTTTTAGATGTTCAGCTAAAAGATTTTAACGCAGTTAGCGACAAAAGGAAGAAAGCAGCTGAAAAGAGATGGCTTATCAGCAATGACAGTCAATTAGTTAATGCAAATGCAATGCAAATGCAAAGCAAATGCAATGCTATAAGAGAAGAGAAGAGTAAAGAAAAGAATATAAATATTGATTTTGATTTACTTCTTGAATTCTTTAATAAGACATACGGTAGATCACTAAGAATAGTATCAGATAAAACAAAAAAGCAAATTAAAGAAAGGTTAAAAGAAGGCTATTCAAAAGAAGATCTTAAACAGGCTTTACTAAATGCTAAGAACGATCCTTACCACATAGAAAACAATTTTAAGTATATCACTCTAGAATTCATTAGTCGCTCAGATAAGTTTGAACGATACAGTCAAATACATCAAACTAACGTAAAACCAAGAATGATATGAGACTTAAAGATTCAGACATACTAGAGCAGCTTCTAGAGCTAAATAAGAATGGCCTACCGCAAGGAGATGCAGTTGGACACATATCATTAGACCAACACATTAAGTTCATTAGAGGTGGCTGTACGGACATAACAGGCTATCCGTTCTACGGCAAGTCATTAGTCTTAAAAGAAATAATGGTATCTTTGTCATTGAACCACGATTGGAGACATGCTATCTACATGCCTGATGATGGTACTCAAAAGGAAATAATGAGCAATCTAATTCAAAAGGTAACAGGCAAAACAATACTACCTGGATACAGTAACTCGATGTCAGCTAATGAGATTAGTAGGATCTATTTGAACTTCTGCGATAGCTTTGTATTTTGGAATGGAGATAACGTAGAACCAAAGCAGTTCTGGGCATTCGCTAAAGAGCACAAATGTAGAAGTGCTGTGATTGATTCATGGAACTACATGAGCCACGAAGGTGATCCAATAAGCCCTAACTACTTAAGACAAATACTATCTTATCGTAATAGCTTCTTTCAGAATAACAAGATGCATTCATTCATAATCATACATCCTAAGAACCCTGATCCAATGCAAGTAAAGAATGGTAACGTACAAAAGCCAACAGTGTATGACATACAAGGTGGCAGTGAGTGGAATAACAATGGAAGAAACATAATGGTCGTACATAAGACGGATAGAACAGACTACACTCTACCTTATGATGTAAGCGTAGAGAAGATAAAGCCGAAGCACGTAGGTAAGTTAGGTTTTGCTAGTCTGTATCTTAACTGGTCAGACCAAAGATTCTATGAGACATATGGAGGAAGAAAACAATACGCGTATGGAGATGCATTAGAGACCGCTGATCAGACTATTAATCCAATGACAATAGATAACACAGAACCATTCTAATTATGACCACAGACGAAGCGAAACAAATACTAAACAAACCTGCTATATGTAAAGAAGCAGAGAGATCTATTCGTGAGATGAAGATAAGATTAAGTAAGTACACAGGCGATAAGAGTGAACAGACCAGGCATTTAAGTAACTTAGATAACTTGCTCAACCTAGCGCATAGACAAGCAATAGACCTCGACACTTACGAAGATCTACTTGCTCAGTATCTATTTAAGATAGGCGAATTGTCAGCAAAGGTAAGAGAGTTAGTAGAGATGCACGCCATTAGTGAACACATCCACGAAGTTGGCATAGATGAAGTAATCAAAGACTTTAAAAGCAAAATACAAATAAGATAATATGAAAGGATTGATACAAGTAACAGCAACTAAAGGTGGTAAGACTATCACTGCTGAGGTTTATGGCAACATGAATGAGAAGGATGTTCTATTCATTAGACTAATGAACAGGTATAAGATAGTACACAGAGAGAGATACCTTTGGAAGCTATCAAGCGTAAAATTAAATGAAGTTGTATCTTTGTAGAAAGTTATTAACAAATAAATAAGAAATTGAGATCAATAATTCAAAAAACAAAGGTGGGTAGGGGCCTAAAAGTCTGGGTCGTTCTCAGGGTACTA